CAAAGTAAAATACTCGTAATCATATACAGAAGTAAATACATTCATTTTACCATTATACATTTTGATGAATTCTTTATACTCTTCTTTAGTTTTTACTACAACTCTAGAAGGTTCTCTCGCATTACCTCTCAGGCTTCCTGCCCACATTTCTCTTGGAAATCTCATTTAAATCTACTCCTTCATGTATTGAACAATATGTTTTGTTAATGTTAGTTAGTTCAGATTTACACCCTACTAACTTACATCGTTTTCCCATCATATCATCCCTTGTTCTTTCATTTCTTTTTCTGATAGCATCTTAGAATCATTACGGATTTTTTCTTTTAGTGTCACTATCTTCTCATCTTGGCTAAGAACATCCAAAACCTGTTCATCTTCCTTCTTCTCCAATACAATAGGTTTTCCCATCTGTCTTTTATCTTCATCTTTAAATTCCACCTTTGCTGTTTTTAAATAATTACTCACTACAAACTGAACCATGTTTGTTAATTCTTCTCTTAGAACTATTGAAACAATATTACCTACCGTTATAGTATCTCTAATAGGCATTGCACTATAATCAATGTCTTTTACAATATCATACTTTGATTCTATATCCATACCTACAATTAAGTTCTGCACTATTTCTTCAACTGTTTTATCCATATCAAGAACATCATTTAATGTCCACTCCCTAGACATTATGGCATCTTCTATACAACCACTTTTTATATAATCAGAACCAATCATTTTGTTCACTACCTTGTGCTGCTTCGCAATGGTCAAAGTGTCCACAATGAATACATTTCTTATAGAAATAAGTGTCATTAAATTGGTCTTCTAAATACGAATTAATTAATTTGTCCATTGAATTCAATACTGCTGTGGCTGACCTTGATGAAACCTTCTCAGTATAAACATAATTAGATGCAGGGAAATACCAACCCCAATGATTAATAGGAATCTCAGGGTCTAAACCTGCGGCTATAATATCTTCTGGGTTTGAATTCTCATATAACATTTTATAAAATGCCATCTCCTTTCTCATTGAAGATTTCTTACCTGATGTTTCTTTCCATGCGCCTGTCTTCAATTCCATAAGAATATATCCTCCGTCTTCATAAAAGATACGGTCAATGATTCCCATAAGATGAACACTTACTCCGCTTTCAGTAGTGAACGCACCATTCATTACTACTTCATTACCAACAGGTACAAAATTACCTAATGTTTCTTCTTCAATACACTCTAAGAACCTTTCAGTATTATATGCTGTCATAGCACGATAAATATCTTCATAGTCTTCAGCAGGTGCTTCAGGATAAATAGTTCTAAAGTGCTTTTGTAGTTTCATTGGTTCATCACTATGAGTTAATGCTTCTTCAATGTTAACCATCTTCCAGAATTGTTCTTGTGCGTCATGTATAATAGTTCCCTTTGTCATAGCAGGACTAACTTTCTGATTAATATCATCAATATAACCATACTTATAATTAAGCGGGCAAAATTGATAACTACCAACGAAGATTTAGTAATCTTAAGTATAGGTGCTTCTTCTTCAGGCTTCCACCTGTATGTAAATATTCCATTTTCCTTTCTCATTCTAAATTCCTTCCTGTATTCTGGGTCTTGTTTCCTCATTGATTCTCTTTCACTTTTTTTAATTCGTCTATTAGTAGACTTGCCCCCTTACGGGTTAAGTCATTAGGCACTTCTCCACCTAACTTCTTAATATAATTTAACTGTCTTTCAGTTGGTTCTGCTGAAGCATTTTCATCAGATACTTGACCTTTACCATCCATATTCTTTCTTAATAGAGAAGCAGTAGTTAAATCGTGGCATCTTTGACATAGTTCAATTACATTAGAACGAGAAGTAATTAAGTAATCTAATCCTTCTTGTCTACATTTATTTTGAGAAATAATATGATGCCACTCAGTATAACCTTTAGCATTACATATCTCACAAGAACTTTTCTTAACCCATAGTTCCTGCTCTTCTTTTTCTAGAATAACTAAAGTCGCTTCAAGTGTATTATATTCACTTTCTAACCTAGCCATTGTTTCTTTCATCGTTTTTATTTCATCCATTTTACTATTTTCTCTTATCATATTATTCACCATTCACTTAAACTTGTTTGCTTTCCTGTTTGTGTTATCTCATTTACATCCCAGCCTAAACTATCATACACTAATGATACCTTCATAACTATCTGGGAATCTGCTATTCTTTCCCAATTTATAGGGAATGAATCTATTACTTCTTCTATCTTTTTACATGCGATATATTCTACATCTCTAATTCTACCTTGAAATTCATATCTTCTTGGGTAGCCTTTGATTAATTTATTATTTACATGGTAGAAGTAATAACTATCTCCTACTTTTATTTCACCTATCTCTTGTTCATTATAGAATAATACTCCTGCTGAACCTCCAGCAATCATTTTATATTCTTCTAAAGGATTTCTTAAACGACTTCTTTTAATAACAGTTTTATAATCAATGCCACCATTTAAAGTAATCTTATACAAATCTCTAGCATATTTAGTAATTTCATCTTCTGTTTTTAATGATGCTACCATTTGCAGTACAGTTTTCTGAAACTCTTTTGATAATTTACTCTCATTAGATTTTTTCATTTCAAAGCCCATCACAAAGAACTCCGACTCATCTAAATATTCACCATCTTTCCATGATAAATATCCACAATAACGATTCTTTTTCTTAGAAAGGAAAAAGGTTTCTGCTAACTTCTCAAACTCTAACTCTACACAATCATTGAATACTTCTTTTCTTATGTAATCATTAAGCCTAATACATAATTGTTTTGCATCATCAACATCGTTAACGCTTACAAAGATTGAATCTGTATGTCCATACTTTACTGCATATCCTAATTCAATTGCCTTGAATGCTACGGCTCGCATGGCTTCTCTTGCACTTGCTGTAATTGAAGCGGCCATTTCCATATCTCCCCAACCATAACCATCCTTTGCTAAGACACCATAGAAAGCATTTACAGCCCTCTTAGTTGCCATCTGTGCTGAATCCCACTTCCTGTATTCTTCATCAGTCTTAGACTCCTTTCTCTTGACCTTATAGCCATCTCTTAACTCCATCATACTAAGAACTGCTTTAGGTAAGATACCTAATTCTCCTTTGCTATAACAAACATTAATGTTATCTTTACTCCAATCTTGAAGATTCTTAGGCACACTAAAATCTACTTCGTGACCTTCACTTCTTTTTGTTTCCCATGAAATGTTTCTTGCCGCCATCATACTAGGGTAAAGTGATTTAAAATCAAATACAGCAATTGAATTATGTAGCCCAAATGTTTGTTCTTCATCAGGATTCATAACGAATGCTGCTTCATACTTTTCTTTAGCACCCTTAACTCCTGTAGGTGCAATCCAATTAGAATGACGCATAAAATATGCAGCACCCATTTGTGAATTATAGAACACACAATCAAAAGGACAAATTAATAATCTTTGTAGGGCTAAATCATTCTCACTTATGTTCATCTGATTATCAATTTTCACCATTAACTCAACATCTACTCGGTTGTATTCAAGGAATACTTCTGTATCTTCTAACCAAGAACGCTGAAAGAAGTCATCGTTTGTAAATTTAGCACCTGTTCTATCTTTACCGATGTCTTGCCCCAAAAGAGCCTTAGAACAATAATCCAAAGACAAAGAAGGAAGGTTTCCTTTCTGACTATCTAACCACAATCTTTCAAACCTAGTCATAAGACAATAGGATATTCTACCTTTTATTGGTTGAGTAGTATTACTATACTGCACATTGTTGATTTTGTTATGTGTCACTCCACTCACTTGATTATAAGGGCTTAATCTTCTAGGGTTAATATCATTAATTACTAACCTTTTAAGAATCTGTGGTATGTCAAAACCTAGAATATACCATCCGATAATCATGTCTGGGTCTTTTTCTTCTACAAACTCTACGAATGCTTTAAGCATTTCTTCTTCATCCTCATAAACTAATACATTATCATACTCAGGTAGTGGTTCTCTTGGAAACCATGTCATTACAAAATACTCTTTATCATATGAATCATAAAAAGTAAGCGCATTTATAGCACCATTATATCTTCCACCTACTTGTGTTTCAATATCAAGATACCATTTCCTTAAATCATACTCAATAATTTCTTCTATAACATCATTTGTATATTTTCTAGCCATAGAAATGTCTGCTTCATAAGTTTTATCCCAACTATTACGGGCATTATATAAATCACCTGTCGTTTCAAAAACAACTTTTACTAAAGATTGTTTATCAAGAGACTCCCAATTACCAAAATTATAAGTAGGTCTTACCCTTTTCACACCAAACCTACCATTCGTTTGTATAACTTCAGGCATATTACTTCCGGTAGCAATATAAAAATAGGGTTTGTATTGTAAATCAACTGAAGACTTTCTATCTCCATTCTCATCACGCCACCTTAAGTGTACATTATTATTTGCTTCTGTTATAATCATTCATTTATCCCCTGTTCTATACCTAATATAATTGCATTTCTTGACAAATTATTCATCATTTGTAGCAACTCTTTTATTTCTTTATGGGTTGATTCCCAAATTTCCTCATCACTATAAGATAGTTTGATAGTTAAATACTTAATTCTCATTGCTTATCTCTCCCTAAAACTTTATTATCACTAACTTTTAAGTCACCTAGAACCCATCTAAGTGCATTAATAACCCCTTCTAATCCTTTATAACTTTTCATATGCTTTATTCTTAATGCTCTTGGGCAAGTTTGTAGAGCAACTAAATATTTATTTTGTTCTCTTTCTGCTTCATTAAGAAGGTTTTCTATTTGTACCCATGATTTATTATATCCAAAATTATTACTATCCTGATGGTCATTCATTCTTCTTCCTCCTTAATTACTTCTAATGGTTTAATTCCTTTAATACAGTAAACGCATCTCCTAAAACCTTTCATGGCTACTTGATTACATTTTCTGCTTACACATTCTCTCATTCTGTATCACCGCAAAAAGAACCTGCCCAAAATTGAGTAGCAACTTTAGCAACAATAGAAAGATATAACTCAACGGCTTTATCTCTACATACATTACATATAGCGTGAACTCCGTAAGTCATACCTTGTGATGAACCTGTTCCACAAGACTCACAAACTCTCATTCTTCCTCATCCTTCTTTAGTTCTTCAGCACATAACGGACAAGAATCAATATAATCTGCACAATGTCCTGATTCATGTAAAATCTTTGCTGCTTCAAAGTTAGTTGCTTGTTGCATATATTGTTGCATCTGCAACATAGTTCCTAATACTTCTTCTAGTGGTTTCTTTTCTGTCGCTTTATTTGTTTTTTCACTCATTATTCTCACTCCATGTTGTTTCATCTATTACTGCTTCTGGGTTATAACCTACTTCTTTTAACATTAAACTAACTAGGTGTCTAACTTCCATTAAATCAGATATATACATTTTTCTATCATCATGCATATTCTGATAAGCGTTATCTAATTCCCCTTCTAACATTTCTATCTTCATTTTATAATCATCTTTTTTCATTCTTCTTCATCTCCTTTATTTGTTTCGTCTAAGAACTTTGCTATCTCAGCAATAAGATTTACTTGCCCTAAGTAATAGGCAATTCTTTCTTCAACAGCCATTACGCTACTGCTTCGTTCTTTCATATATTCTTCTAATGTAGTATAACCTGAGTCTTTCAAAGCAAGTTGTAATTCATTTGATGCTGGCCCTAAATAATTTAATAAGTTCATTTTTTTCACCTTTGTATTCTTGGTGCTCTTAGCATAACAAATCCTCCACTAATAACTGATAGTGGTGCGTCATCGTTAAAAGATAGAATCGTAGTGACGCTATCTAAATGCTTGAAGAATGGAGCACTAACATCCATTGTTGTTTCTTTACCTATAAATTCAATTGGTTCAATTGAAACAATTACTTCTTCTGTATCTCTAGAAGAACTAACAGTTAACATTTCACCATCAAATTCCAATTGGAAAATTGAATTTCCAACTGATTCACAAGACTTCATCGCCTCTACTAATTCAGCACTTGAAAGTTTAATTCTTGTATTCAATGTAGTATTAGGAGTAATTGATATTTCTTTCTCCATATCTGTTTGAATAATATAATTCTTTCCTGTTCTAATAATAGAATCATTATTCTCATGTCTTTCTAATATAGGAATCTTAACACTTTTATGTATAGTATCTAGTTTCAAAACATTATCTTCTACTGAAACTTCAATGGTTTCATCAGTTAAATACTTAATTAAAGTATCTGAATCTACGGTGACTCTACCTTTTTCTGTTTCATCATAGTCATCTAACTCTAACTTAACTCTAACATAAGTATAGTTATCACCATTAAATAAATAAGATTCATCACCAACACTAATTACTATATTAGATTGTAGTGACATACTCTTATGAGAAGTTCCACTATTCCATTTGCCTTTCATCAAGACACTCTCTATATTCTTTTTCATTTTATTACCGTTTATTCTAAATTTCATTTATATTCACCTCAACTAAAACTAATGGGGAAACAACAAAGTGGGAGGAAAGTCACCTATCCTACTGCTGTTTTTTATTTGGACAAAACCCCATACTATTCATCGGTTGTTTAGGTTAGTCTTAACTTATGCTAACCTGTATAACCAACTCAAAGAGTTCCATTCTTAATTTCCTCAAGACCATTCCATGTAGTTTTCCCATTGTCTACTTCCATAATTAAGAAAGATTGACCTACATTATCCGAGTTAGTCTTAGACTTCTTAACCTTAGCATTTAACTTAAGGTTCTTTCCTCGTTCCTCAATAGTACATTCTATGTGTTGATATAACTTTGCAGTTGTAGATTTCTCCCAATCGGGTTTCATACCTACAATATCAAAACCATCATGCACTTCTTTCATGTGCGTGATGAAATACTTATCACATTCTAATTGACATGCTGCTTTAAACAAACGCTTGTATTCTTCATTACGAGCAAACCATTGGGTCGGCACCATTTTAGCTTTATCTGCTGCTCTTGGGTCTTTCCCTTTTATATGGTTTAACCTAGCAATCATATTTGTAGTATCTAACCATGAATCAAGACCATCAAAGATAATAGCCTTAACAGCCTCTACTATAATAGTATCATCTTCGTATTCAATTTGTCCTGTTTTAATTGCTTCATTAACCATAGCAATAAAGTATCTACTCATATCAGATGTTGCTAGATAATCTACTGTCATGTCTTCATTAAAGACAAACGGATTAAAGATAACTACCTTTTCATCAGCACTCCAATGTTGCCTCCATGTAGGTTCAGCACCTTCATCATAATCCAATACAAAAATCCAATGTGTATCTTTTTCTTCTTCTGTTCTACAATCAAGAGCAATACCTGTTTTACCTGTTCCCGGATTTCCACTAATACCACAAATCATATGTGCTGATTCTTGTTCTAGTAGATTCTTTCGTTGTAACATTGCTCTTTGTTTAGCAAGTTTAAACGCACTTAACCCATCATTGTCTTTCGCTTTATCTAATACCTTTGTAGAGGCATTTCCTTTCTTATCTCCTATTCCCATTTCATTCATCTCCTTCAATCAATTCTTTATATTGTTCTTTCACTTCTTCAAACTGTGTTTCAAACACTTGTCTAGTAAACATTTTACCACTACGCATATGAATTCTAAGCGAATACATATCTTGTTCTGCGATAACTTCATCGTCACTAATCTTTTTCCATTCAATTGTTTCTACTTGTCCTAAGTCTAAACAAATCTGATTCATTCTAATATATCTTTCATTCATTTTACATCACCTATATTTAAAGTGTGGGCTTCGCACCCACTCGGTATACATCATGTGCTATACTACACAAGTGATATTGTAATCACCAATAACTAATTTCTTCTCCTTCACCAGCAACTTCAACCGGTGCACCTAAAGCAACTCTTGGTAGAATACCATACACATTAATAGATACAGGATTAAACTCATCCTCAAGATAAGTTCCATCATCATCTTTCTTTTGTGTTTGATTTGTACGACCAATCAAGATAACATCTGAGCCTACACCAAAATCAATATCAACTGATTCGGGAATCCAACAAGGTGTTGAATCAGGCAAATCATCTTCATCAAACCCATAAGAAATATCGGCAGGTTCAATCCAAAGAACACAATTACCGGTCTTCTCATTTCTTTTAAGGTTCATACTACTAACAATTCCATCAGTAATAACAAGTTTCATTCCTCTCTCTTGTGCTTGAGTGTTATGAAAGTCTTCAATCTCAATCAAATCTGCAACATAATCACCAAGACAATCAGCAAGCATATCTTCCATAGATAAATTATCTGTGTTTACATACTCATCTGATTCTGGGTCTAAGTTCTTATTGTATGATAATGATTCTAAGGTTCGGTTCTTGATACCATAGCAAGCATTTCTCTCTTCGTTAAACAAAGCATTCAAGTGCAACCATTCAAACAACTCTACATTAAATGTTTTAGCCGCTTCATTCTTCAAGCCTAAAGTCCAATATTGGAAATCACCATTATCAGTCTTAGCAATTAGATGATGACGACTTCGCCATTCTTCAGCAGGTAAAGGTTTGCCGTAGTTCTTATTAACATCCCCACTTGTATATGCCTTGATATTATCAATAGGAACAATCCACTTGTTCTCATCTACTTCAATTGCAGATACAGGTAATTTAGGGATTGTCTTTGAAGCAGACTCACCGTTAATCATTTGTACCTTTTCATAATCTCCTGAATCAGTTAATGTCACTTCTGCACACTTCTCTTCATTGAAGGGGGTATTAGGATTACTTCGGTAATCACTTAACAAAGTCTTTCTTCGCCATTCTTGTACATCTCTTGCTGGTTCACTACCAACAATAAACCCAAACGCATCATTACCAAAGGTGCTCTTACCTTTAGACTTGTTTCCTTTCAATGAACCTCTTACAAAATTACGGGTTAATGTCAATGCTACCATTGATTGTCGCTCGTTTTCTGTATCAAGGTTATTAGAAGAAGCAATTTCATTATACTTCTCCAACATCTCTTCATCCGTCTTTCCTAGTTTAGTGGCTAATCCACTTAGTTCTTTTTCTATTCTATCATTCATTTTTTTTCACCTATCTTTTTGTTTTGTTTTGTTTCTTATTTTGTTCTACATAAATTGTGCCGCAAACCATGACACTAAAATCTTGGGGGTCATGCTTCTTGACCTCCATTCCATCTCTCCAATATGCGTTAAGCACTTAAACATTTCATCGTTATTTAAGTTCTTTTCTAATACACATTGATGAAGATTGTTTGCTATTTCTTTGACACTTCGACCACTATAAACTTCCTTTAATAATAAATCATTTCCTTCCCTAACTTGTGATGACGAAAGCAGTTTTATAATCTCGTTATACTTACTCATAAACTCTATAGTCTTTTCTTTAAGACTACTATTAGAAAATGCACATGCTTGTAGTTCGTTAATCGCTCTACGCATATCACCATTTAATGATTCACAAAAGTTAATTAGTTCATCATTGTTAACTTCTATTTGTTCTTCACTTATAATTACTAATAACATTTCTTTCATATCACTTACATTGAATGGACTAAATAGATAATTAGCACACCTACTTCTTATAGGGTACTCAACTAATTGTTCGTCATTACAAGTGATAATAAATCTAACATTCTGTGCTCTTTCCATTGTTCTCTTTAATGCTCTTTGAGAATCTTTAGTCATACCATCAAACTCATCTAATAAACAAACCTTGAACGGCACATCATCAGTAGACTTTAGAGAAGCAAATGTACTTATTGTATCTCTAATAGTATCTAGTCTTCTATCTTGACTAGCATTAATCTCTAGGTAATTAGAACTAAAAGATTCTCCTAAGAACTGCTTTGCTAATACAATTGCTGCACTAGTTTTACCTGTTCCACCATTACCATACAGTAATACATTAGGCATATCATTTCTAACTATCCAACTAGAGGCATCTTCTACAAACTTTCTTTGTCCTCTAATCTCTTCTATCCTTACAGGTCTATATTTCTCAGTCCAATTCATTCTCTCAACTCCTTCATTACTTTATTAATAGCATTTGATGGTTCTCTAGCCATCACATTAACTTCTTTTTTAACACCGTTATCTGTATAAGATACTGTGTGCATTACTTCATCCATCATATCAGACTCACGAGTATTTGGATATGTAGTGTGAGCACTAAAATTAGTCTTCATACTAAAACCAACCCTATCATTATAACAGTAACAATATTTACAGCAGTAACGATTCTTAATATCTTATTACCTTGTTTGATATTATCATTTAAATCTACTAGTAATTCATTTATCCTTTCTATCGTTTCTTTCATTTAGATTCACTCCACTTTTATTTAACTGTATCATAACAATCCACCTAATAAATCTTCTATACAGATTCATCTGAAGGCAACTCCACACTATTACATTCGGGGCAAGGCTTATTTAATTTATAACCACTACCATCACAAGATACACATAAAACAATTTTCTGATAAGTATTTACTTTATCCGTATTATTTACTCTATACATACTTTTTCTTGAAGATAGATAATTAGACACCTTACCTTTTTGTGGTACATAGGCTAAACCAATTCTATTAGAAGTATTGTTAATATAAGATATAATCTCATCTACTACTTCAGTAGCACTTCTCCACATACCATCATTCATTGTTCTATCAATATACTTCTCAGAATAAGTTTTCTTATACTTTCTTTTCTTACCATTAAAGTTATTTCTTCTTGACATGTTAACCCCTCTTTACAACTTCAACTGCTTCTAATGGAGTCATGTCACAATTATAAAAGTCACACCAGATTTTAAACCCTGCTAACTTCCTATCAGTTTCTTCAATACAACCTAACCATGTAGATAAAGCAATACCTTGTCCTTTTCTTAAACGCTTCATTAGAAATCACTCAACTTTCTTGTTTGTTTGGTCACACTAATTCTTAATTTCTTTACTTTCTTTATATTAAGAATCTTACATTCATCGTTATCTAATCTATTAGCAGCCCAAAGTTTATATTTATCCTCTTGTAAAAACGATTTAACTAAATAACTTTCTTTAGTCTTTAGATTTAACTTATAACAAATCTTAGGCACAGGGCTATAAGCATTTCTTGTAGGGAAATTAATTCTACCTGAGTTAGAACCACTTAATGAGTAGGCTAACAATTCATAGAAATAATCTATTGACCATTTCCTCATAATATTATCAAGAGGGGTTATAACATTAACACCAACATTAGGTTGAACCCACGATATAATGTGCATATCGCTAGGTTTAACAAACTTTAACATCTTAAGTACTTTAACTCTATCCTTGTTTTTAACAATCTCTTCAGTCAATTCATATATTGATTTATCCATATTAACTATTACATCTGAATTAGGTGCTAACTCTTTAATTTTCTTTTGTCTACTATCAACTCTACCTAACTTCTTCTTACTACATACATTTAATATAAACTTAGCCACATCCTTTTCGTTAATGCTAGTCATTATAACATTTTCATTAGTTAGTAATAAGTTTAATACTTTATCTTTATCAGGTTTATAATTCACATCTTCTATAATTACACCATGATGTTTAGGGTAAGAATAAATATCTTCTATTGTAATATCACTTGCTGGCATTATCATATGTGGTCGCTGCCCCATTAGTTTAATAGCCATAGTAGTTTTACCACTACCATAACCACCTATTATTAATACGGGTTTAGTTTTTGTCTGTGCCTTGTTTAACATTTTCAATCATCTCTATTAATGTGCTCATTCCTTCTTTAGTTAAATGTAATCCTTCTTCTAAATACTCAATAACTATATCAAACTTAGACCAATCGCTGTGAGAACATGGTACAGTTGTAGGCATTAGATTTCTTATAGCCCTAACAGATGGTTGCTGACCTATAATAAGTACAGGCTTATCTCTATTTACTCCTTCGCTATCTCTAAGTATTGAATTAACATTACCTTGTTCTAACCTTCTTTGTAAGGCTATTAAAAAATCTCTATTAGCCCTAAACATAATCCTTATCCTAATAGTATAACCCGAAGAACTTCTTACACTTTTGTAAATAGTCACTTCGGGTCTTGCTACTGTCAGTAAAATCCCTTCTAATTGTTCCTTTGTATACATCTTTAACTTACCGCCTCATACATATGTTCTAAATATTCATCTGAACTATTATCTAATATCATCTTTATGATAACCATCTTATCCATACCTTTCAATATTTCAGATAAAGAAACATTACGAGCCTCTACATAGTCATCATAAAATTCACTCATTGCTCTTCACCATAATCAGTAAGTGATGTTTGAGTTAATAACAATTCATCCGGTAAAGGCTTTCCTAATTCTTCTACACAACAAGCAAACAAATGCTTAGGTAGCACACCTTCAATACGATATACCATTAACTTACCAATACATCGTAGGTGATATAACGCTTCACCCGATTCAATTTCTTGTACAAACGCTTCTTCAATACCATTAAAGTTATCTCTACAATAATGGCACATCTCTTTATCACTTACTATTTTTATATTCATTGTTTCACTTCCTTCAATTGTGTTGGTTCATTTTTATCGTCACGATGTTTAACATAACGAGGGAATCTTAAACCATATTCACCCTTTTCATTTGTTGTAATCATATCACCTTTAACTTCAATAATCATATTGTTCTCTCCTTTATTATCATAGACATCTTTTAAGAACGCTAAGTCTTCATCAGTAAATCCTGAACCTACTAAACCAAATGGTATCAAAGTTTCTCCATCTTTAATAGCAATATGATAAGCACCATATGTTCCAACTCTTTTACCTGAACCTACATTAGCACCTGTCACTATACAATCTATATCTACAAGAGCAGGTTTATACTTCTCCCATCCCTTAGACCTCTTACCAAAATCATAAGCAAGTGCAGGGTCTTTAACAATAACTCCTTCAAAACCTGCGGCTATTGCTTCGTTATAAAACTCTAGCATTTCTTCCTTGTTATTTACTTCTGTTGTCTTAGCAACAATAGATTCATCAAAGTGCATCTGTAATGTTTGTAATCTAGTATCTAAGTTATCATCATATACAGGTTGTCCACCATACATCAAACAATCAAACAATCTAATTGTGACTTCATTACGGTAAATAACTTCATCAGTCTTACCATGAATACGGCTCATCATATTCTTAAACTCGGCAGGGTTTCCATCTGTATCAATAGGATAAATCTCTCCATCTGCAATCCAATCTACAGGGTCTGAAGCATCACCAATTACAGGGATTAAATCATTAGCAAACTTCATTGTAATATCATCACCTTTACGATTAAAGATTTTAATACCATCTTCATTGTGATGAACTTGTGCTCTAATACCATCATACTTATAATCACACCATCTTCGGCCACGAGTATAATTCCCCGTCTTAGCCAACATAGGCTTCATATAATTACCAGCAATAGGTGTGTAATCTAATCCACCTGTATTAATTGCTTGATTAATAACTTCATCTAATGAAAGGAAATGTGAAGCCTTCTTTACTTCACTTGCTTTAATACCATATGACTTAGCCAACATTTTCTTTACTGCAGTTTCTCCACAACCATGACGAGTTTCTTTTAATACAAAGGCTGTCATCCACTTTCTACCCATAGGAGTTAATCGTGGTAATAGATTGAAGTAATGTTCATAGGTTGTTTCCCATGAATCAGTATACAATGCTAAAGATACATCTTCAACTGATACTTCATCTCCAATTGGAGAACCTTGCATCAAATGAAATACTGATTCTGCTAATCCACCATGAACATCTGTTAAGATATTAACATCTTCTACATCTATATTAGCATACTCAGCAAGTCTTTGTGATAAACCACTCTCACCTGCTCCATTATTAGGATAAGATTTAGTCCACATCTTAAATGCTGATTCTTCTTGTCCATTAAAATTAGTATTATCAACTTGATTAACCATTTGTGATGGTGTCATAGTGACAAACTGTTCATTCATCCTTGCATATTCTTCCCAATTCATATCATTCATCTCCTTCTGTATTCCATTCGCCAAATTCATTTACTTCTTCTTCTTCTTCTTCACTTGATTCTATTACCCTTTGGTCATTCATTGCTACAAATGCTAACTTCACATGATTAGCAGTTAATCTACTATTACTACTATCTCCACCTGCTTCTGCATCGCATAACTCTACCATTGATTTCATTATCATTTCAATTCTAGTTTGAAACTCTAATACTGCTATCATCGGCAATTGCCTTTCGGGTGTTATATCTTCAAACATTCTTCTTATTTCTCTTACGCTAACCATTTTTCCATCTCCTGTTTATTAAAAAAGTATTTTGGACTACTCAATTGTTTAAGGTCGTGTGCAATCCAAACACTACCACTTAGAGAATCAACTCTAATTACTTCATACTTCTTTGTTGTCACTTCTGTTGTCACTTCTGGCCCTTTACCATATAGTTTAGTTATCTCTTGAGAAACTTTATCCATATTGTCTAGTACATATTTAATGACTAAAGGTTCTTGCACTTCTACATATCCCTCTCTATCCATTTCATACTCTCCTGTATTATTACACACATTACATTTACTACCGCTACATATAGGGCATTGAATAATAAGTGGGCCAATCACAGGAAATCTTACTCTTCTGAATCGTCTAACTCTATCATCTGAATTCTGCATAATTGTTCCTTTCCGTATTGTTTCCACCATTTCATTTTCTGTCTATCACCTAGAACAATTGCTGAATCTAAGATAGGCTTTTGATTATTAATAGTCATCCAATCAGTTCCGCTAAAATATGCTTGACCAAAGGGATGTGTATGAATCCAACATTTCAAAGGAATCTTCATACCTTTAACTGATTCACCTTCATAGTCTACAAAACTTCTAGTTCCTTTACTGATAAATAGTTGGTTATCTCTATCAACAATTACTGATACTTCTTTCTCCTCTAGTATATCAACAGATAAATCCCAGATAACATTATGGAAATGTTCACTATCAAAGTTATTACCTTCTCTAACGAATGCTTCTCTAACATTAGTCTTATGAAACTCCCAATGTGCATCAAGTATTGCTTTACCATATGCTATAACTTCCTCGGCTTCCGCTAACACTTCTTCTACTAGTTTTTCTTCATTCATTGATAATCACCTTATTGTTTACTAGTCTGTCTTTACTACATTCAGTAGGGTTAGAATGAACTTGTCCATTAACCCTAGCATTACATAGTTTAATATTAGTTTGTTCTTTAGTAATAACTTTACCACAGACTCTACAACTAGCATTTCCTGTTCCTGTTCCTACTAACCATTCTACTTTAGGTTTGTCTATCTTCTTTTCTATCTTTTCATCATTCATTTTTTTCACCACATTTACATTCACTATCTAATCTTCTACAAGCATCAACATAAGAAACACTATCATATGTTCCGTTATACCATGTTGATTCGCCACATCCTTTACAATTAATTGTTGTTCTCATTCTTCTTCATCTCCATAAAAATATATTTGCATAATAAAATCCATGCCAAACTTAAGTGCTAAGGCATCAAGGATTTCATTACTTTCAAATAACATTGTTGCTATTTGCTCTTTGGTTAATTTCATTATTTCGTTTATATCATTTCCATCAATCATTCTTTCCACTCCTTTATCCATAACGGTGTTTCTCTTTTAGTATAATGCATAAAACTTTTCTTTGCTTTCATATAATATGTTCTGTATGCTGTAATCGTGTCCTCATGTTTGTAAACCATAGGCATACATTGAGGAGGTTCTTTAAATCCAGCATCAGGAATATTTACAGGGTTGTTCTTTAGTAAAACTCTTAGTTTCTTATCTGTTAGATGCACCTTACCATATCTATAAGTATATTCATCACATAAAGAAACAAATAACTTGTATAGATACTCATAATGAGAAGATGAATACCTAACCCATTTACTACAAGGGTGATTAAAGTGTGCCATTTTATAGACAACATCTCTATTATCTTTCATAATACCTATTTGAGTAAAAATATATTCATCATCAGCATTAGGTAGGTAAAATTGGTCTAATTCTCTATGAGCAGTACACATCATTTGTGCGCTTTCTAAAATCATTTTCACACAATGTTTATCATTATGCATTAATGCTGCGATAGACGGGTCTTTATGTAAGTAAAATATATTCATTCTTCTTCACCTTCATTCTTAAAGTACAAATTTACTAAAGTATCATAGTTTTCCATCCATGATAATAGTATTTTATTTGCTTCTTGACTACTTAAACCAAATTCTTCTACTAAGAAAGGAGTAGCACCATACATATTGGTTTTTCCACTTCGTCTTAGCACTTCTAAATATTTGAAATATACTATCCATTCTTCATCATACATTTAAATCACCCGTTAATCCTGAAATGTTTCTCAACATGTTCTTCATTAAACCATCGTTGAATCCATTGTGCCCCATAACCTGCAATTACTACTTGCATGAAATGAACTCCTTCTGCTTTTCCTTCCCATGAATCTCCTTGACAACTAAAAGAACCATCTGGCCCACTTGTAAATGTTGTATAAAGTTTAGGGTCTTCTAAATGTGAAATCATTGCAGCATTTCTCGCTTGTGCTCTCAAATCTAACCACTTTGCTTTAGAATTATACATTGTTCTACGAATATCTAAATTATCTGCACAACATACTACTAAATCATAACCTTTCAGTTGATTAGCAGTTAATACAGGGAAAGGATGAGCCTTAATATCATATCTTGCACTCATAGCATTCACTTTCTTCATATCTAATTCACTCTTATCAAAATTTTGATATGTTAAGTTCTTTTCTTCTATAATATCTGGGTCATATACATCTAATGTATATAATCCCGTCTTATCTAGTAAAGGAATTAGAAAACTACCAATTCCACCTGCTCCAATTATCATTACTTTTCTCTTAGTCATTATTCTTCACCTCGCAATAGAACATATTCTACACTATCTTTAATCAATAAAAGTAAATTAAGATTAGTTGTTGTTTCCCAATTTACACCTTTATTTCCATCAAACATTTTTGCAATACTTATTATCGTTTCTCTTTCATTCATTTCTATCTCACCTTTTTTAAGTTTCTTTTTAGTGCTGGTATACTAATACCAAATATTTTACAAGTCTCTTTTTGTGTTAGGTCACTACATTCATAGAATATAGCACTTGCTAAACCTCTCGTTAAAGTATAAGGTAAATCTTGCACCATTTGATTTACCCTTGCTTCATCTAATGAAGACACTTCAGCAATATATGGTTTCAAATCTTCTAAATTAAAGATACCTGTCCTGCTGAAATGCCTATTTATTATCTTAATTAATCTTCTTACTCTTGTTATGTTAGCCCCTGAAAACCTACAATACTCTTTAAGATACGTTAGTTGTTTTAAATCTCTAAGAGTGAAATAAGTTAAAGAACAATACCTTTCACTTAAAGTATATGTTCCAAACTTCCCTGTGAATAATAAAGTATTATAATTATCCATTATATCTTTCTTATACCTTATCATGTTAAACTCACTCAATAGAATAGATAATTCGGGTTCGTTTTCTGTTCTGACGAAACTTTCTGCGCCAACTTTGACCCAAATCCTATTCACTTGAATCAATCCACACACATTACATACTACTAAACTGATTCTTTTGTCTAAGGATAAATCCCTAGAACTACAATTAAGACATGGCATCCCAATCTAACCTAATATCCATTTGGTCTTTCTCATGACCTGTGATATACCTTCCAACAGTTGATACTAATTTAACTAACATAGGGTCATTCATACAAGCAAATGCTCTTGCTGCGAATTGGTCACCTACACTAGCACCACTAGATAAATTATCAATACAAATTGGGCCACTCCATGTGTGACCATGTTCACCCATAGGAATTACCGGTTCTTTAATAGTAGGTATTACATTTTCATTACCTACCGCTTTAGTTAATACATAAGTAGATACATCTTGTATACCTCTCTTGGATTGATTATCAACAATCATCCAATCTGCTAACTTACCACGAACATACATGGCTAAAACTTCTTCACCATCACCCTTAGTAAACTTACCTCTCTTAATGACATCATAATCTCTTACCATGCTATCAAACAATTCCATTGCTCTCTTCTCAACAATATCCTGCATACGATTTTGTTTAAGGTATTCTTTCATAATTGTGACCTGAGCGTTGGTTGGTTTATCACCCGTTGTTTTAAAGAATAACTCTTCACAGCCAATCATATACCACTTACCTTTCTTATGTCCATTAAGATAAGTATTGATAAATGTATTTAAATCTTTTAGACCCATCTCTCCCCATACACCACTACTTATCTCAACAGCAAAATTAGCAGGTGCTATTTGCATTACATTCATTCTACAATTATGCTCTACAATTTTACCTTCTAGTCTTTGGAAGAACTTATACGGAACTCTATTCTCCATAACATATGTAATGTTCTCAGGCATATCAATACACCTTTGCATATAATCATCTAATGATTCATCTGCTTCTTCACCATCTCCATCAATATAACATGAACGAAAAATTGTTCTTGCTAAAGCCTTAACTAATATATCTAAATTACCATACACACCATTAAGATTATACCTGATACCATCTTTACGCAATACTGCTAAATATCCACAGTTCCCAATACGAATTACAATTGATTTCTTTTCACTCTCTCTACACAGTTCAACTACTCTCAAGGTTTTCTTAATAGCGTCAGTAAAACCTTCAATTGTTGGTTCTTTTGACGATGAAACACTACTTCGTCTAGCATATATATCTATAGTCCTATCTCTAACAAATGCCCTAGATACTATCTTAGTTTGAATAACAGAATTCCTGTCATCGCTTGCGTGTCTTACTCTAAATTGTACTTCTCCCATTATATTCACCTATTTCTTAGTAATTCATTAATCATTTCACTTGCAGCAGACTTACTCATACCTTCTACTGATTCTCCCCCAAGCCTATCAATGTATCTGATTTGTTTAGAGGTTGCTTCTACTTCATTAGAATCTGAAGGGTCAATAATACGCATCAAAGCATTAAGTTGTTTCTCCGATAATTCTCTTCGGCTAATGATTCTATTACGCATATCATTTAAGAAGCGATTCTCCCAATCATTACCACCCATATCAATAGTAAATAAGGGTATATCATAATAGGAACATGCTTCCATTAGAGCATCATCATTATATTCAGCACCTGTTTCTTCTCTAATTTCGTTAGCCTTTAATCTAAGTTCTTCTCTACGAATTAAGAGTTTTGCTTCAGCCGCTTTCTTTTCAGTATCAACGACTTCAATTCTATCTGCTCTTTCACTATCTTTAATATCTAATTCAGTATTGAACTTATCCATTCTAGCGTATAACAACTGAACATCTTTCCATAGTTTTTCATTAGGATAACCACGAGTTTCTATTTGCTTACGGTCATTATCAGGATGATTCCAACGCCAAACAACTGAAGCCATTTTACCTAATGAACCAACCTTAGTCTTAGCAATAGTCCAATGCTTTTCATAACGCTTTGTTTGATGGTCAAAGTAATTACCCTTAGACCTTACATTGATACGCAAATCTAATTCTTTTACTTCATCAAAGAACTCTTCCCAATCTTCTCCATGTTCAGTCCACCACCATTCTTCTTTCATAGTCTTAACTGATTCTTTAATCCATTCAAGGATTTTTTCTTCTGTAATAGCATCATCAGGTATTCCTTTAATCTCTTTCAAGTGACGAATAATCATCCAATTGGTAATATGTTCACTACCTAATACTTCTAATTCTCCATTAACAGTATTCTCTACTTCAAAGTGCCATGCAATTTGATGACCACATATACATTCTTTAGGGTGTTTATCTAAATGAACTTGAGGTAATCTATATGCAGGTGCTCTAATAGGGATATACCATACTTGTCCTGTAACTCGCCATTCATCTTTAGCCTCAGTCCAATTATCTGCTTGACTAATTTCAGTTAACCTACTAATAAGTGCCTTGTTTAAAGCACCATTACGATTAACATTTATTTCAGTTCTTTCTTCTCCATCAGTAAGATGAAGATACCTTCCAAATTCGTTTGTATATTCTACCATAATTATTCCTCCATATCCATAACTGCAAACATTAATTGCTCTTCTAAATAACCATCACATAATTGATTTAACTTTTCTGCTAGGCTTTGTGCAATTCCAGGAATTGTATTACGGTGTAATCCTAACCATATCTTATGTGCTTGGTTAATTACTATAACACAACTAGTTCCATCTGTTTCATTACCCTTAAAAATAAGTGCTGGTAATTCGTTATCTTCTATCAATCTAAATTCTATTTCTTTCTTTGGTTTCATTTGCATTTCAATCACTCCATGTCTATTAAATACTCTAAGGGCGACTTCCTCAAAGTTTGTTTGGATAGTATAATGTGTGGGAACTTATTTAGTAGTAAAGGGATAATAACATTATAGTCAATATCACTCTCATACGATTTAGTCCATACACTACCGTTGCTTTTAAGGCTCGTCACCCTAACAACTTCATACTTTTCATCTTTCTCTTCTATCTCTTTTTCATAATCCTTGCTTTCGCTCATTGTATCATATCCTTATTTTTGTCCATTTTGAAAAAAGTCCTAATCTTCCTGACTTTATAGAGGGTGGAAGTCCTCGTTTTAATTACTTATACATAATGTATTAGATTTCACATGAACTTCCAGCACATGCAATCTCTCCTTGTAAATCTGTATTGTCTGATAACTCAATAACTTTTGTCAAATCAATGTTGGTTAACTCCTTCAATAACTTGTCATATTTGTACTGTGTAATGCTCTCAAACGGTGCTTGTTTATATGAACCGCCATCGTGAGGTAAGACACTTAAACCGTTGTAAAATTGCCTGTTAGTCCACATCCAATTAGCAACATTCTCCCATTCGGAATCTCTAATACTTATTGTGGCTGAAACATTATGAGTATTCATTCCTTGAGTATGTCCTGCTTTAACCCAAGTAGATGCTACTAATTTAACACGCTCTAATAAATCAATTGCTGATTCATCTCTAGTGATAGCACCCTTTGGTGCTTTCTGAGGAATACTAATTACTGCTGTATCATGTGGTCTAAAATAACAATCTTCAATTAGAGTAGGTTGCTTCATTTTTAAATAAGAATAGATTGCTTCATTCTTACCCACTCTTAATCTTCTAATATAATACTTGTCATGGTAAGCATGAATACCTGAAGAAGTTCCTAATACACACGAAGTAGTTCCTGCAGGTTTAACACAAGTAATTCTTGTTGCAGGTTTAATACCTATTAGTTCTGCAATAGTTAAGTTAACTTTCTTAGCAATAATTGCTGCTTCTTCTAAATCTAATTTTAACACTTTATTAGAAGCAATACCTGTCATACTAACTCCAAGTAGTGCATCTTTCTCAGTTGTAGTTCTCCATATATCTCTAAGATAATGAAAATCAGTATAACCTGCTTGAAGAGTTCCTAAAAGAGTAGCGGCTGCGACTCTTGAGTTTAAATCTTCTTGACTAACAACATCACTAACATTAATCTCGGTAAGATTACAAAATTGATTTGGTCTAAGAGCAATTTCACAACAAGGATTAGTTCCCCAATCCTTATCATTACTAAAGTAAATCCCCGGTTCTCCTGCACCACTATTTTTTATTCTTTCCCATAGTTCCATGAAGAACTTTTTATTAACTCTACTCCTAATTAGTACAGCACTATTGTTTGCTCTACCTCTTTGTGGGTTTAGTTCCCACCATGAACCTGTCTTAGCAGTAATCATATCCATATCATCAGCACTAAATAAACTAATTAATGCTGCTCTACGAATGCCACCTGCTAATACTGAATCAGCAATATGACAAAGAATATCATGAGCATCTATTGGAGTTAATCTATCTCCTGTCTCTTTAAGTTGTAGCATGTTTTCTATCTTAACCATACATTCTTTAAGTGGTTGAGGGCCGGGTGCTTTACCACCAGATGTGACTAATCTTTCTCCTTTAGCACGAATATCAGAATAATCAAAGATAGGGAATGGTTTTGATGTGCCGAAGTAAGCCTTCATTAATACTTTAATTGCATCAGCCCATCCTTCAATTGAATCACCAATTAAAAATCTCTTAGTCTTTTTCTTATTAGGTTGTTGGATAGAAGGTAATAGGTCTATGTGATGATATTGTACTGAATACCCCACACCTGTTCCACCTAACAATAAAAACATTGCTTCGTTAAAAGCCTCTAAACAATCAACAGGCATATAAGCACAATTGTATATTCTATTAGGTGCTACTTCAATTGATTTACCACCAAATTGTAATGACCTCATGCTGGGTAATACTTTCTTAGGTGATACATGTAAAGCATATACATCTTCTATTTGTTCACTTAGATGTGGATAATTCTTAATATGCATTACCATATTCCTATAAATTAAGTCACTCCAAGTTTCTCTTCTATTTTTATCAGCAACATACTTAGCATACTTCATATGTACAGTAATATCGGATAATATTTCATTCGCTATATTCATTTCATTCCACTCCTTTTCTTGTAGGGCAACTATCCCATTCATCAAATTGCCCTTTTAGTTTACCATATTTTTTATCCACTATTATCCAATCCATTGATTCATCCCAAACGATTTCATCAAGGTGTTTTAATGCTTCTATTCCTTCTACCTCAAAGAACTTTATAAAGTCAATATATACATTATCTCTATAAGTAAATTTGAAAGTTCCACTCGCCATAATCTCAGACTTGCGGCTATTTCCAATAACATAACCATCGGTATAAAAGTTTGGATTGGTAAGGATAACATCTAACTCTACAAGAGAATCACTAAACACATGTATTGGCTTGTAGTCAATTGCTTTCCAACCTAAAACCTTTAAATCTGATTCAAACATTCTCTTAGATAAGAACCATTCTTCGTAATTATCATCTATCTCATACTTATCTATAAATTCATTTCTTTTCATCTTCATCCCCTCTTAATTAATATCTCGCCTTCTTTCCGGAATACCTTTCTAACGCTAGAGCGTATTTCATGATAAACTCCTCTTGATTTTGGAGAACCAGCAACAGAAATTAATTTAATAGTTCCTGTTATTGGATTTTCTACTCTAAAGATAATATGTTTGTTCATATACCAATCTAGCACATTAACTCCTGTGCTTTCTATCTCATCAATTATCTTTTTTATGTCCTTTCTACTCGTTGTCAATTAATCATCACCTTTATAACATATTTATTACCCATATTCTTCCTATTCTTCCACTTGACAAAAAAATTAGGAAGTTCTTGTTCCATAGTCACCTCTTTTCATTATATTTTTGGTATTGGTTGCCTTTGATTAGGTTATCTTCAGCCCATAGCGGTTGTAAATTGCTTAATGCCCAACACTCCATGAATTGCTCATCCCCGTATTCGTTAATAATGTATTTAGACTTAGGCTTAATGTGGTCTATATGCCAATCACCGTAATTACCCCAATCCATACCATACCAGAAATTCATTTCTAAGTGCTTAACTAATTGTTCAGGGGTGTAATCTATGCTGTACCAGAAGGAGTTTGTCTTCTCCAGGTTTAATCTTTTACAAAACTGATATACTTGTGTACTTATTCTATCTTGAATTAGAAATGCTTTGTCTTCTTTTCTTTTACGAGCAATATAAATTCTTTTCTGCTCTCTATACCTTTCTGGATGATTCTCTCTATACTCTCTACATCTAGTAGCATTATCTTTCCTAAAGTATTTATTGTTCTTATTGTATTTCTTTTGGAATGCTCTATGACATAACTTACACTTACTCATATAAAATATAGTTTCCTTACCTTTTCGTTTGTATGAGTAGTAATCGTTCTGCTTTTTAGAGTGTAAGCAGAAATTGCATTGTTTAGTTTCTAGGTATTTGGGTGAGTCTATCTTTAATTTTACCATAACAATCATCACACACCACCGCCCACTTAGAATTAACAGTTGCACTACCATTATTTCCGCTAATTATACTCATGTCACAATGAGCAGAACCATAATGAGCATATAATAATATATCTACTGCTTTTTTTAAGTTGCCCTCAAAGGGTTCTTTCATCATTTTAGTTTTCTTGTCACATCTTATACATTGCATTTTAATTTCCTCCTCTTGTAATAAATAATGGCGGGCTTATCGGGAGTTGAACCCGAATCCTCGGCTTAGAAGGCCAAGATGCTATCCATTACACCATAAGCCCATTGAATATAAGTGCTGAATGTAGGATTTGAACCTACGAAACATTATGTAGTGGAACTTAAGCCCACCGCCTTTGACCACTTGGCTAATTCAGCATGTTATTTGTTTAACTATCTAATTGATAGTCAGATATATCTAAGCCATATGCTGTAGCATAAGAGCAAAGTGTATCTAGGTCTTCTTTTATTATTAACTTGTCATCTTTTTTCATACTCGGTATCATAAGAAGAAACTCGTGTAGCATTATCTTCTTTACTTTACTTGCATCTTCACCTAAATCTGTACCTTGTTCAAAGTGATAAAGGAATGTTGCTATGATACCTGTTTCTTTTTCCCTTTTAACAAAGGCTGCTTCTTCTTTACTCATTAACCTGAATGTTTTCCATACTTGAGGAATTGTTCTACATAAATTGTAGAAATCTTTTATAAACCTCTTAAACATTTTCATCCATCCTTTTGAAATAATAAAACGCATCTTTAGCCTTGTTGAATTGTGCTGATTCTCCCATTGTTCTGTGATAATGAATATTATTAGATACCCACCTACTAAGTTGATAGGTTTTACCTTCACCATTTTGAGCGAGGAAAGATTCTGATGTAAGTAATTCCTCTAACTGTTCTAATGGTGCTTTGATAGGAAATTTCTTATGATAAAACGGGTGACTGTATGTTCCTATTCTACTTGAAGTAGTAAACTCCATAAGTTTTACTATTCCAATCAAATCCTCTATTTCATTAAACCTTCGCCATAACATAATTATTCCTCAATAAAAAAATCCCATTTTGATAAAGGAGATGGGAAACTCCTATGGGGTTGAGTATTTTACGGAGATATTCAAACTCCATATGCCAAGTTGCATACTAACTAAAGAGACTTAAGCAATTACCCTAATCAGGCTTTGCCACCGACAATTGCATGTGTCAATACCACATCTTCTACATTGTTAAAATCAATGTTTGGTAGTTCTTCTCTCGTTACTAATTCTCCATCAATGTACGCCCAATGTGTAGGATGTTCAATGATTTGGTCTAATGCTTCACTTGCACTAAGAGTTAGTTCGGTATGCCCTGTTTCATTTAAAATTGTTATCTTTACCATATTTCATCACCTTATTCTGTTGTTTCTTCATTCTCTAGTAGAGGAGAACCATCTGTATTCAAACTTCCACCATTAACAATATGCTTTACAATTGCTTTCTCTAGTTTGGTTGTTGTAGACTTAACTCTTTTATCGCTAATGACATTCAAAGTATGAAGGGTGCTAACTGTTAAGTTAACATATCCCTTAGCAACTTCAAACAACTGCTTTTGTTCATCATCTAGATAAACTCCACCTGTCGCTCTTGCCATGATTCTTCGCAATTCAAAGTTTGTCATGATTCCTAGTTCTACTTGTTCTTTCAAATTATTTTCTAACGCATTTATATCCATTCTTTTTCACTTCCTGTTTTTTTTATTGAACCTCTTTAGGGCGTGTTCCTTTCCACAGTTTACCATAAGGTAGATAGCATATAAACTATGCTACCACTCAACTATTTATTTTAAATAGTATAATGTGTCATATATTGACACTACTCTAACTCAATTTGTTATACCTAATCGTCATCTTCATCTTCATCTTCTTCAGTCGCATTAGCAATAGCCGCAGATGAAACTAATGCTGTCATCATAGCCATTGTCCAATATTTTTTAGCCATCTTAAATCCTGCCCCATATCAGAACTTTGTATGTGCTTCCGGATATACTCTTTACCCTTTCTTCACCGACTTTAACGAATTGTTTATTCTTTGCTAGAACATTACCTAATGCTCTAGTGTTAATTCCCATATTAGTATTAATATTTAAATAATCTTTAATCTGTAATGTATTCATTTCGCCCTCTCCTAATTTATCATATATCATTTTCATCGCTCTCATGTGTTTCATCAATCTCACCTATTCTTATTCCAGATGCGTATCTCCATAATAGTATCAACATCATCTATTACACCTTGTAGTTCATTAGCAATATTGTTATGCGCCCAATCAATAAATTGTTGGTTCACATTCTCTTTATTACTAAACAGTATTTTATCCTTTGGCAAGTCAGCACCCATTGTGCTAAGTGTATATTTGAAGCCGTAATCCTTGTCAAGAATATAGATTAAATCTAGTTTAGTGCTAGTTATCTCTACTATCTTACTACTTATTAAGTTAGTCATAAGTTTCCTCTCCTTGTATGTTCTCTTGCTTGTCTACGGGTTGAACCACTACCATTAAAATTATTATTAAATCTATAATTATTATCTGCTTCAGTAGGCATCCCTTTATGGTTTAACCTAATGGCTCTTAAAACTTTAGAATCATGCTTTGGTAGTGCATATTTCTTTTCTAAAGACAGTTTAAGTTTCTCTATTCTAATTTCAAGCCGACTAATCTTATTGAGAGTAGCATCTTTACGCTTAATCAGTCCGGCATTACCTAAAGGTACACCATAGTTAGCAATGTCTTTTTGTTCTTTAGTCTGTATATCCTCAAGTCTAACTATTAACTCTAGTTTAAGTATATCCATCTCATCATTCAACGCTTTCATCTTTTGGTTTATCATATTGTTCCCTCATTTCTATAGCAACTTGTTTGGCTTGCTCCCAATTAGATATTTTAGTATTCATGAATAAGACCCACGCTACCATATCAATAGCGTGGTTGTTTTTAAACATCTTATTTATCCTGTCCTCCATTTTTAATCCCTCATACTCATTAGTAATAATACTAGATAACCTATCAAGTCTTTGATGACATCTTCATCAGTCTCAATAGAATCATCGCCCTGCATAAGTCTATTTAACTTATCATCAATTCGGACTCTAATTAATTCTTCAGCCGAACCATTAGCAAATATACGCTTAGGTTCTAATGCCGAATTACCATATTGTTCATTCTTCTGAAGAAGTAATTCCTGTACTTCTGCAATTGTCTCCTTTATCTTATCTTGCGTCTTTGTCATTACATCACCTTTTTTAATTCTAAATCTTGAAAAAACTCTTACTAACTGTACTTTTTCTTAACATACGAAGGAATCTTCTTCCATTAAAAAACTAATACAAATTGTAGGCTATTCCCATTATCCCATCATACATATTGTATGAGATAACATAATGTCACATTACGATAGCACTATCTAATACATATTGTATATTTTCCCACTTATCCGGTTTTCCCACACAAGACCCCTACATATATACATATTAAGTCATACATATTGATACGCATATATAGAGAAAGAGTAAGAAAGGAAAGGGAAAAGGGGAAAAGATAAGAAGTAATACAATATAACAACTAATATTGTTATATCTAATACAAAATGTTTTCTCCCCTTCATGGGAAATCGTGGGAAATCCCATCACAAATAATAACTAATACAAAATGAGCGACTATTTAATACAGTTAAAGATATTACTATTTGTGCCCTAATAATAAGTAATAAATTATAAGAGTTAAATTGATATAACAAGTAGTTATGTTATGCGAGTTAGTTATGTTTTATATATTGATTAGGTTATGCTTACATATGAAAGGCATATTGCTAACTTTATTGCTACTCCCTTTTTGAAGTGGCGATGTAGGCATGGCCGACCCCCTTATAAGGCCGACCCAGCGACCCAAAACCGCCTTATAGAGTTGAATAAACGCGTTTTTTCTCAAGTTAGAACCATATGGTTCTTCACTAATGAATGAACCTTGGGTTACTTTAGGAGGGAATACAATGTACGATGATGAAGATTAAGTAAACATAAATGTTTGGAATTTGAGTTGTATACCCTCCTGCAACCATATGGTATACTATTTCATAACTTTGTGATACAGTAAATAGATATACCTTGGATTCTTGTTAAATATCGGCCAAAGCCAAGCAGTTTTTATAATCGTGCTTAGGATTATGACTCGTTGGAGGATTTGACCCTCAATCTTCTTCTTCAGTCCTCAATTTTCGTCACCACAGGTTGAGGGTAGTCAATTGCCATTGTGAGAAGCCCATTTTCAGTGCCATCCCATTTGTCCTCGTCAAACATCTTCTTGAGCATTGATATTCGACCATCAGCCCATGCGGTTGCCCTGTCAATTGAATTATTGAAGCGTGTGCGGGTTTCAATTTTCTCATCTTTACCATTTACTTTTTCAGTCTTGTTTGACCGGCGGAACTCCACAAGTGAAGTGTATTTGCCATGTGCTGGAGTGCGTTCAATCACTAAACCGGCGTGAACCAATTCTAAAACATCTTGAACTTCTTGTGGGTAATTGCTGTTGCCACCTGTGCCTCCAATTGGAGTTCCGGCGACATCCCGACATTCAGCGAGCATAGAAGCCCATGCTTTTGGCCTCTTCTCAAAGTTCTTGTTGCCTCTCTTGATATTCAATTTCAATTGTTCAATTGTATCTTCAAGATTCTCATCTTTCTTGTTCAATTTAATCCATGTTTGAAGAAGTTCTACCTTCTCCGCCCATTTTGCGTCTGTCCATTTGTTATCTGTTGTCTCCTTATCATTGGTCATTGTTAATCACCGTATTAGGGGTGTTTTCATAGTATGTAAGGTTCTGACCACAAAGTTAGAACCATATGGTAATGCTTTGCAGAACCCTATAAGTTCATAAATCCTCATATAAAAGAGTAGTTTTAATTCATACTCAGGAATACCAAAACAAATCATCTGCCCAAGAAGTGAGAATATGAAAAACGCATATTGAACAGATTAATTGTTGGATTAATATATAGTGAAAGAACCTTCTTTAAGAAACACTACAAACTCTTTTACATATGCTATACTATCTACATTAGAGAAATAGTCTCTTAATACATCTGCATCTTTGTTCCAAATATCTTGTCTTAATTGCTTATGTGCATCAGTCCTTAGCGAAGACCGTTCTTTACCATCATGTGTTAAATCCTTTAATGCTGCTTCTAATGCAATAGCCCAATTCATAGAATCTTCAGCACATACAGTTTGTCCATCATTACTATCATACCATGCTTCGGACTCTTCATATGAATTACCATCTTCATCATACCATGCTTCAATGATTGTTCCCATTGGTTCCCAGCCATATATTTCTGCTAAGAATCTAATAGGGGGAAAGCCCCATATGTTCCACCTAAAATAGTTATCATTACAGTTATTTAAATCAAATCCCATTATTTTCCTCTCCATTTATCCAATTCAATCTATCATTTATCATTTCATGAAGCCGGTATAAATCATCTGTTGATAAATCCATATACAATGCCTGTAAATCCCTGTCGCTTTTGCTCTTTGGTAGAGAGAAACCGCTTAAAAAGTCCTTTGACATATCAAGCACCACCATTATTCAAAAGATAGCATTTATTATCAGCAATACTACAACCTTCATCAAGTATTTCTTTCAATTCTTCGGATGAATCTGCTTGAACCCTTAATTCTGCTACAATCCAACAATTATTCCTATCTTGTTTTAACTTAACCACATAGGTTGATGTTGGCATAACTACAGGCTCATCTTTTCCTTCATCTTGTTTCCACCAAAATTTCATTCTTCTTCACCTTTCTCTTGTTTACATCCATAACAGTAATTATCCTTATTGGATATTACTACTTCACAAATTACGCATTGGTTTTTAATTCTTATTTTCATTTATTATTCCTCCTCTTTTTTCATTGCTTCTTGCATTTCATAATCTAAACATTGATAACAAGAACAATCATTAGATGCTAAGTTAAATACAGCCACCATCAATTCTTCATGTGTCAATAATCCTAATAGATTAATTATGTTTTCCTTATGGTCTTTGGTAAATCCATCACCACGATTTAATTGAACCATTAGAACTCCTCCCTCATCATTACTATACCGCATTGTCTTAGGATTCTCATAACTGAATTTCGTGTGTTAATCTTACGCTTAGTTTTCTCAGTCCACCAAGATTGTTGTATCAATTCACATACTAAGATACTGATACCTTTTTCAACATCTTCTCCTTCCATTCTTTCTATGACTCTTACAGCCCACATTTCATATTCAATTTGTTTCATTATTTCCACCATCCAGCAAAGCATTCTGTCATACCAAGTTCAAGGTTAAAGTCTACTACTTTCGCTTCTTCTTTTATACATACATACAATCTATTGATTAAATGATTATTAACTTCTGTCCAATCAATTTTCTTATCAATCCTACGATTAACCAAGATTAAAGTGTCTAAGTAATCTTCAACACACATATTATCTCCATGATTCTTAGTCTTTGATACTGTAGCATCTACAGCAACCATAAACTTAGCCCACTTTTCTTCAGTCCATGTTATATTGTTTCTCCTCATTCTTCTTCCTCCTCTTTACACCAGCAAGAAGGATGACATACACCTTCTCCGAATAGATTCATTCCTCCGTATAAATGTGTTCTCTCATCATCCCCTTGAGAATAAACTTTTTCCTCAATTTGTAGAACATCTTGAACTGTTGAATTAAGTAGTATACGGGTATCAGCCATAGCCTTTTTGTATTGACATATTTTCTGTGCCTGCACCCATAACAAATATAGGTTGTTTTCATATGTATTCAGTTCATCTATTGACATATTTTTCATTTCTTGTATCGTTTTCAATTGGTTTTCCATTAGATAATCACCGACATTAGCATGATAATTACATATGTAAGGTCGTCTGCAAAGCGACAGACCATATGGTACAAGGCTTTGCTGTTACCCTATAAGAGAAAAAAAGAAAAATATAGAGGTGATGTTTTTGATACGCAGAACATCTTAACTACGAACTGTTTTTTATGGTGTCAATCACACACGAACATTACTTTGAAGACTCAATCTTCTTCTTCAAACAGTTGCAGGTGAATCCTCTCCTGTTTCTGTCTTTTCTGCACCTTCTTCTGCTGGCGGAGGACTGATATTAAATCCTGCTGCTGCATCAAAATCACCTGTCCAACGACCATCATTGAAATACTTAGTAAATCTTTGACGAACCGCTAATACCCGACCCTTAGCAAAAGTTTCAGCATCTTCATATGAAGAGCCACCTAATTCTTTGTTTCGGTCACTTACAACGCTAATCTGTTGGATGATTTCATTGTCATTCCAAAATCCTGTATAGGCTTCTGCTACTGCATTACCCATTTCTTTCAAGGATGTTTGAACATTCATAGGTAATGTAGATTCTTTACCCTTTTGAATAGGCCAATCTTCTAAATTACGACCTTCAAGCAGTATAGAAGACCAATACTTTTTACGCATAGCGGCTCGCTTGCCACCACGCTTAATATTCATCTTAATAATATCAACGGAATCGCTGACATCTTCATCTGCCTTAATCAAAGGTCTGTGTTCTTTAATCCATGTTTGGACTTTACCTATGCGGCTATCCCAATCATCATCATTCATGCTCATATCTTTATCGTTTTTATCGCTCATATATTTTTCTCCTACCTTAGTAAGTGATATAGGTGATGAAATTAGATTGATAAGGTAACCGCCAAAGTCTCTTACCATATGGTTCTTTATACTTTGATAATACAGAACCTTACAAAAAAGAGGATGCTGGAGGTATATGAAAACCCCCAACACCCAATTTCCCACACCACAAGGACTTTATTTGATTAATAATAGTCTGCCTTTGTATAGCAACCTTCCATGAATATTTCCCTATGCTTCTGGAAAGCCTTACCTATTGTTTCTTCCTGTCCATCCCAAGTTCCCTCTCGGTAAAACTTCAACAATGAGCGTCTAACTGCATTACCTTGAGTTAGTGCTAAACTATCTCCTTGAATTGCGTCATTAGCGGCAGGGTCATCTCGGTCAAGTATTCTTCGCTGTCTAACATTGAAAGGTATAAATCCTAACTGCATCTTCATCTTATAGTAATATTGTTCTGCTTCTGC